GAAGAAGTTACTAACTTTCTTTGGATTCTAAATTGAGCTTCTCGAATGTTTTAAGAATTAGAGAGGAACGAACCTTTTCTATCTGATGACTACGCCGCACAAAGGCGGGTACCATTGGGTTTACAAGGTACGGTAACTTTTCTAAATCACTACATTCTAATCCTTTTGTTGAGATACCGATGAATATGCTTCCGCATACTCCTCTATATTCTCTAAGAAGAGACATAAAGGGATGCCTCGATATATCAGGGTTCTCCTCGGATTCCAAGACGAGCCCTAGAGTACCCATATCAGGAATTGAATTTAATTCATTCATGTATAGGCTCTGTGCTCTACTCTTGACATAAGCAAGTTTGATTTCATCGAACGTTTCCTTCACAAGAGGAATGCTAATGTTTCCCCACTTTTCTGTGTTACCCTTAAATAGGGGCTCAGATAGTGGATAGAAGATTAGAGTTTTAATCTTTTCAGATTTGTTCCCTTTTGGGAACACTTCTGACCAGACATCTTGGACGGGTTGTGGTAAGTTATTACTAACAATACCGCGTTCGAAGGCGACTTTGATTAGATTAGGAACAAGAAGATAGTTGTTCACTGCAGATTCAATCGCGTCTCGGGGTATAGGTGAAACCTCCTGACCATTTATAAACAATCTCTTTCCTATTTCAGCAGAACACGGGTTACCCCATGATTCTAAAGACTTAGAAGATGAGATTTGTATATTATAATGGTTGAGGAAACTCCTATATTCCTCTGAAACAATTGGATCGAAGATAGTCACATCATCACCAATGATACAATAGTCTTTGAAGGATGGTTTCCCAACCTTTAAAGCTAATGCTTCAATGGTAATGTGATGCGTTAGAGCAAAGGCTGCCCATGAGCTTAGTAAACCCATTGGCTGTCCTACACTATAACGTATCTGTGAACTACCTACAGAGAAATCTCTATCAACCATGAGTTTCCTCCATAAACTCGCTATTGTTGAATTGTACAACCCACTAAGAACTCTTTCTTGTATAAAGATAGGAAAGCGATCTGTAGCAGATGTTAGGTCAAAAGACGAAACATATGTTCCAGTTGCTGTCTTACTTTTAACAAGATTAGAGATCCTATTGTGGGATGACGTTCCATCAGTTTTGAGCTTATTTAGGCAACGGTATAAAGATTTGTGTAAGGGCTTTAAGGAATCTTGAGTAAAGTAATCTCCTATAGCTATAACACGTGTTTTGCATCCACCTTCAGCAATGAAGCTGATTTTGGAATCAATACATGTATCATATCTATTAGGTTCATACTTTACTGCATGATCTCTCATAGTCCTAACATGATCTATAACACCTTGTTTACGTATGTGGCGGGGATCTGATTTAAGTCTGTCAGTTTCAAATACAAGTAAATCCAATTCAGGATATAAATCCTGCTTTAGGCTCACTTCTAATTTACTCTGACCTACTTTAATCCTATCAACCTCCTCATGCATAAGCATCACGGTTTGAAGTATTCCATTGCTTTCTATAGATGTTAAATCTTTGTCCAAGTTTAATAAGGCTGGGCCATTTGGTCCTTTCTTACTAGTCTGAAACATAGACTCATCATTTATATAGGGCTTTAGGAAATACTTGTATCTTGAAATAATTTTATCAAAGTACTGTTCATACTCACCGAGAGTTCGATCAGTAGAGGTGTCATTCGTAATCGTTGATGTATCATCTGATACATTACAATAGATTTGTGTAAATGACCTTAGTAAGGTCAAGCACGCTCTTCTATAGCGATAATCTGATGATTTCAAATAAGGAATCATTGGTGCGAGGTCCCTAGGGATCCCGCTACGATTCATCCTGCAGAAAGGAATAGCTTCGGTATCGAGTTCAAGAACGAGTCTTGTTGCGAAATCGTAGTATGCCTTTAAGCGAGTAGCTGTCCATCTCGGACCGTTACTTACCATATAGGTGTTCGCGATCTTCTCATAATGATTCGAGATGTACTCAATATCAGCACCAAAGAAAGAGTTTACGATCTTCCGGAAGGAAGGTCCAACTCGCACCCGGCGGGATTTCCCGCTTAGGTTAATTTGTTGCATGCTATCTCCTTAGTGTGCTCTCCCGAGTAAATTCAGTGCCTGAGACATGGTTTTGTTGGTCCATAGCTTACCAACAACTGAGGGTCGAA